ACAAAAGTATCTGGGCTAACATAATCATAATCAAAACTAATAGTTCCATCTTTATTTAACTTCACCTCGAGGTTAATTAGAGTGGAACTATTTTTTTTTGGAAGGGTCGTCATTTTTCTTAACAAAATCTGGATTGATTTTATCATCCAAAGTTTTTAGATTTTTAGATAACATTTCTATTAAACCAAACACTTCTTTATAAGGTCTGGTAAATAGATAGTTTATAAGTTTCTCAACTTGTTCTCTATTTATTATGAAGTTCATCGTGTATATCTCCTGCTATTGCCATGTATGCGGCCCCATCTATAAAGGTATCCTCTGATACTTTACCTTGCTTTGTTCGAGCAACTTTAAGTAAGGCCATCATTACAGCTACATCTCTAGCTGTAAACTCTGTGTCTTTGTAGGCAGACCACAACTTTGCAATGTTATCATGGTTCTTTAATTTATTACCATACTCTTTTTCTCTGCTATCTCCTACATAACTAACTGCTTTCTTTAAAATATCTACGCTTTTCATTAAGCTATATTCTCCTTATTAAATAATTCTTTTAGTGGTATTAGGATACATTTAGATGCGTTTCTATCTCCTAACATTCTTGATTTATCCTTATATTTTTTAGTTAATTTTTTTATTCTGTCAATAGGAAATACTAATTTACAGTAATCTTTTTTACCAATGGCTAGTACATGTATCCAGTAGTCACATTTAGTAACGCTAATCCCACTGGGTTTACCATTACAGGCTACTTCAATAGCTATGTTACCTGTCTTTGCCCACCAGTCTCGTTCTGTTTTAACTTCAATCTTTTTATTATAAAACATATTGTGAACTTGTTTCTCACGCATCTGTCCATACTTTAAATCAAGGTCAAACTTGTTATTAGTATTTAGTTTAGGGTTGGTTTTTTGAATTTTTTTAGCCATTCTTCTATGTCCACTATGTTGTTATTTTCATCTATGTCAGCATCATAAAGGTTTGCTTCCATCTGCGACCTAACTTTTAACCCTACTTCAAACACCATATCTGGTTGATGTAATGCTAATTCACAAAGACCTAATGCTATAGTCTTTACTGCAGTCTTCTCTGCGGTATCATCTTCGTAACCTTTATCTATCCCACAAGCAAATGTGCTAGGGGATTGAGGAGATATAACTATAGTTATACCTTCCCCAAAATTATATTTATCTTTGCCATTGGCCTTATCATCCGACATTGTTATCCTCTCTAGGTTGATTAACTTCCGTATACCAAAACCATCTCGGATTACGGGCCTTTGATTGTTGCTGTGGTAGGAACTCTATCTTGTCACCCCAACAAGGTTTCTTGTAAGCACAGAAAGAGCAAATAGTTCCAAGCTTTTTGTTGCCAGTTTTTACTTGTCTAAATGTTTCCTCCTCATCAGTAAAGCATCTCTTAAACTCTTTACCATTAAGTATATGTTCAGCATTACGTTTAGCTAAACCTATTGCTTGGTCTTTATATTTACTATCATCAGTGGGAGGAGCAGTAAGCTGTATCTCTCCTGTCGATTTATTAATTACAATCCATCCACCAAAAGGTTTACCAAGAGACTCTGCGTATAGATAACCCTGGGATAAGTATCCAAACACATCTTCTTCTGCAACTTTAGTAAAGCCTCCGCCATCTTTTCCAAATTTTTTATCATAAGAAAAAGGACTAGCTGATTTAATATCATAAACTTTACCATCTATTTCTACATCAGTGCTACCAGACATTTCTAACTCGTCATGTATTTTATACTTTACTTTCTTTTGGTAGCTTTCTATATTTACATTAGATGCTTTCATCATAGCATATGTTATTACTTCTATTATGTCTCCAAACATATTTCTTAGTTTAGAATTATAAGGTTGCTCTTCAATGTCAGCACCCTTATTTTCTTTTTCCATTTGCAGTTGGCATATAGGCCTACCAATGTTAGACATTCTAATTCTAAATTTTTTTTCTCTCTCCTGTGTAAATTGTTTTTTAAATGCTTCTTTACACAACTCTCCAAACTCATCAATAATCTCTGATGATACAGACACAGGCTCTTTACAAGCCTGTGCCAAAAAGTTCTGTAGTGTTTCAACTACATTGGACATGTTATGCTGATACCTTTTCTAAGATTTTTGCGTCTGCAATATCTTGGGTATTAGTTTTACTTTTAATAGCCTCGTTGTAACTATCCATTACACTAGCATTTTCTTTTTCCATAACAGCTTTGAATATATCCATAGTCTGATTATCTTTTGCAGAAAAATCAATCTGTGCATTTTCAATAGATGTCTTAGCTACATAGAAAACATTAGAGCCTGTCTTTTTTCTTTCAGTATCTAAAGATATATTATGTCTAAACATAATCTTATTTTGTCTACCAAGACTCTCAATGGCTAGTCCAATAGGGTTGTAATTTAATCCAGAGACACGATAAAGAACAGGATAATCCTCAAGAGTTACATCATCTTTAGAGGCTGTCTTACCTTTCATAGTTAGTAAACCATAGACTAGACGATATGCTCTAACCTTTTTTTGCTCTACTAATTTATCTGGTGTAAGATTGTCCCATTCTTTTCTGTTAACTCTACCACATTTTTCTGTGCCTTGTATATCATACTGGTGGGCATCCCAATCAGTAAAGATTATAGAGCGATTAGAATATGCTTGAGCCTCTTCATCATACTTCATCCATTGAAACGCATTGATAAAAGGCCTTATCTTAACTGGCTTTCCAAACACGCTTTGTTCACTTACAGTATCGTAAGTTCTAAATACTCCCACTGGGAGTTGGTTTCCCTCATCATCTGTAGCTTCTCTATTAATAGATAGCTTTGGAAGAAGGGGAAGGTTAGTGCCTTTTGACTGACCAATGGCCGCCATAATATCAGCATTAGACATGTTGTCTATGTTTGATAATTCATTCATAAAATACCTCCTTTAAGGTAACATTAAAAATTTAAGATTAGATTATTAAAAGAACTTGTCAATCAATTTCTTCTAAGTTAAGCCAATCTATTCCCATCTTTACGTCTACATCAAGAGGCACATTAAAATCTATATCGTATCTAGACTTTAGTTCCTGCTTAACATCAAGACATCCTTGTTTTAGTATTTTACTTAGAACTTCTACTTCAGTCGGGTACACATCGACTACTATCGAGTCGTGAACAGTGTTTATTAATAGGCTTTTACACCCATGTTCTTTCATCAGTTTGTGTATGTTAATACATGCAAGAGGTACAACATCTGCTGTTGCAAATCCTTGCACTGGATAATTCTTTACTTGTGTTGGATAGTTAGATGCTCCCCAAGACATTCTTCTTATGTATGGAAAACAATATTGTCTCCCAGTGGGAAGAGTAACCATCTTTGTTTTTATTGCTTTGTTCTCTAATTCAGTATGCCATTTAGATATGTCTTTGTACTTATTTAAAAATGCTTTGTAGTATTTTCTTTCATTCTCTGTTCCAGACTTACCACCATACAAAGGTTTAAATGTATGTGGCTTTGCTTCTTGCCTAGAGCAACCAATAATATTTGCAGTGTATTGATGAACATCTACACCATTAACAATATCCTCTATACCTTGCCTGTCTTGAGCTAAAAATACTGCGGCTCTAAATTCTAATTGTGCATAATCTATTTCCATAATCTTACCACCATCAAACCTAGACCTAATTACTTGTCGTATAGGAAATGTTTTTGCTCTTGGTTGATTTTGAAAGTTAGGATTTCTACTAGACAATCTTCCAGTAGCTGTAATACATTGCATAAAAGCAGGGTGTAAAAAATTACCAAGCAGTGCATCTTTTATTCCTCTAACAAATGTACTTAGCCATACTTCTAATGCACCATACCTTGTAACTAATTCAACAAACTCTCTAATTAAACCAGAGTTATACGATGCAATCTTTTTTAAAGTTTCTTTATCTGTTTTAAATCCACCATCAGAAACATCATTAGCAAACTTAGTTGGTATTTGAAATCCTGCTATCTGTTCTCTCTCTATGTACTTTACACCTTCTCCGTTACAAGGAGAACACTTAGACATATTTTTGTAAGGGTTACCATCAACTTTAAATTTTTGTATGTAGCCTACACCTTGGCAAGTCTCACACTGCATTGCAGAAGTTTTATACACTGGCTCTGTCCATTTATTTACAATACCTTGGAAGTCTCTATCAGAGTGTCTTGTTCTTTTCTTTTGCCTTCCTGTGTTTTTATCAATGCCAATGTTAAATGTTTCAGTCCAAACTTTTTTATCTACAACTTTTTTACTATAGACCATCCATGATAATTGTTCTGGACTTGATAAATTAATTGGAGTGTCTCCCATAACTCGTTGAATTATAGTTTTTATTTTGTTGTGTACTTGATGATACTCTGCAGTAAATTCTTTCTCTACCTTATCAAGTAAATCAGTTTCAATATAAATACCATTGCGTTCCATTTCTATTAAGACCAAAAGAAATTGATTCATCATGGTAATACTTTTTTGTAGGTGTGTTGCCTCTCGTAAGTTGTGTTGTTGAGAATCGTATAACTCTCTTGTTATCTCTACATCTTTTCTTCCATACTCTTCTAAAATATCTATAGGAATGTAACTGTAATCTTTGCCACCTTCAATGTATTTATCAATCGTATCTCCAAGTTTCTTTCCTAAGTGTCTTCGCTTACAACACTCTGATAATTTTAATGATTGTTTTGTACCTCGTAGTAAAACATACTCAGTAATCATTGTGTCATAAACAGCACCACTGTATTTAAATCCTGCTTCTAACATCCACATCAAATCAAATTTTATATTATGTCCAACAAGTAAAGTAGTATTGTCTAGTAAGTCTTGCACCTCTTTAAAATTTTTAGAAGTGTCTCCATTAAATTCTGTATGATAAAAAAAATAATACTTATCGTTTATTCCCACTGAGATTAGTTTATTTTCTGGAACAAAAGGAGAAGGATTAAAGTTAGTATCGTAAGTTGTCTCTATATCTACTGTTGTTATCATCCGCATTTCTCCTCATCATTAACTTTACTACAATAAAACTCTCTTGCCTTATCCTGTTTCTTTTTTTTCTTTTCTAATATTTTCTTTTTCTTTTCTGGGTTAGGCCCTTCATCTAGTATTGTGTCTACAGCTTTCACTGTTTCTTTTGCTACTATCAAAGCACAGTTGTTACAAAATAAAATAATAAATAAAAATAATATCACTCTCATTTTTTTGGCTTTCTAAATTTTCTTCCTACGAAGAATACAATTAAATTTACTACTGTGTTTGTTGTTACCATAATTAATAACCACCATTGCCAAAACTCTACTGTCATTAGTCTACAAACCTAGATAGTTCTGCCTGTAGCTGTGTAGTTACTACACCATGCCAACCAGACATTTTGTTTTTACTAATAGATAAATGTCTTTCAATAGATGTTTGTTCTAAATCATCCTTCTTACCTATACCTATAATCAAGTCAGCCTCTGCGGCTTTACCTGTCTTTGAGTTCTCCATCATATCAAATCCTATTCTCTCTCTATCATGAGCATCAGCACTTGCCTGGGATACACCTATCACACAACAATTTCTACGCTTACATAATTCTCTAGCTTGTTTATAAATCTCTCTTAGTTTTTCATCTTGTCTGTTATACATACCACCAACATTTACTTTATCTAACTGGTCAATGATGAGTAGGTCTGGATTGTATTGTTCGCAGTGGGCATCGTAGTCTGACATATCCCAATCAACAGTATCATATAGCTTAATATTGGTACTAATCTGAGACCATTTTTCTTTAGCTAACTCAATATCTGAGGCAATTTGCTCCCTTGACATACCGCAACACGCAGTAATTAGTCTCATCTGTGTACGAATTGCAGGCTCTTCATTAACAAATGCGTGTACATTTATATCTTGATGGGCAAATCCGTTCTCATTTGCAACTAATGAAACCCAGAAAGCTGTCTTCCCTGTCTCTGGTCTTGCAAATATTATTCCAAAGTTACCTTTACCTATGCCACCTATTCTATCTTGTAGTTCTCTAATATTAAAATGATAGTGATTAGATGTATCAACACCTTGCATGATGTCTTCTATCTGAGTAGACACTGGCTGTATTTCTTTTTCTTTTATGTTCTCTATATCATTTAAGTATGTGCGAATACTGTGTAAATTATGTGTCTTGCCATTGAACACATCTGTTGCTAAGTTGGCTAAATCCTTGGCTTTTTCTCTGATATAAATTCTATTTAATGTGTCCTCAATTGCACTCCCACTGGGAATATCTTGACTACTAATTATTCCTATCAAGTCTTCCATGTTTCTTTTGTTGGCAGTAGTAATCATGGGATTGTATTTATCAAAATGTAATGTGCGTAACGTATCTGTATCTACAGATTCTATCTCTGGATATTCTTCATATGCTTTTGCTAATGTTTTATACAGTTCAAAAGAACCATTAGTAAAAGTATTTTTATTTATTTTGTTTTTTGTCCTCTGATAAAACTCTTTGCTCATCAGAAGTTTTAATAGTTTTCGCTCTAACATCCGCCTCTATATTGTTTAGTATTTTAAGTTTCATATTGCTGTCTTGAAAAGTGTCTGCCAACTGTATCAATTTAATATAGTTATCTAACTTTTTTTGATGGGTACTTGTCATTAAATTCACTTACTCGCATTGTTCTTGCATCCTCTCTGAATTGCTTTATCAATTCTTTATTGCGTGGGTTCTTTATATCCAGGGCCTCTACCTCTGGGTCTTTAACAAAGAAGTGAGGATGCTCTGGATTATCCTCTATCTTGTGTTCTGGTTTAGAAGTATCACTGAGACCCTTCTCTATTAAACTAAAAAAATGCTCATGCTTGTGATTAATAATTGTGTTGTCTTCAAATGTTATCTCCCAATCAAACTCATCAATGTCGTTTAGTTTTCTAACTCTTACTATCTTTTTCATATCTCCTCGTCTTCTTTATGGTCTCTATTATTGCTCTTACTTTTTTTGTTAGTGTGTTTTCTTGCAGTCTTTCTATTTCTTTTTTCCTATTCTTCATTGTCATTCTAGGTAAGTAACATTCCAATGTAGTTTTTCCGTCATCACTAGAACGTAACCAAGTGTGCAAATAATTAATATCAAATCTTTGTAGCACTGTTGGACTTGCTCGACCAATCCTAATCTTAATTGATTTATTTCCGTATGGCTTATAGCAATGATGATACTTCCTATCAGTCCTAATATACCAGAAATATGTGCCACAATTAATTAGCTTCCACATTCTTATTGATAGTTATTCCCACTGGGATAAAAGGTATTAGTCCAATCTTTTCATAATGCTTAGATTTATCTTCAAAGGTATCCCCAAACAGTTGCCATAGAGATGCACTTCTAATACTCTTCCACCATACTGATGTGTCCCATTTCCTAGGGTCTTCTAACAATGAGTAGTCTAGAAACATAGACCTAAAGCCTGTGCCAGAAAAAGGAAGAGTATATTCTTTTAGTTTTTGTAAAGTTGTAATGCCGTTATTTTCTTTAGGTGTATAACATTTATTATATTCTTTTGAGTCATAGCCATGCTCTAGTTCTAAGTCTTCTAACTTTTTATTTCTAAACTCATGATGTAATTGGTATCGTCTCTCTGGCCATATGTCATCCATCCATGCTACCTCTGTATTTACAATGGTTGAAATGCCAAACAACTTTGTTTCAAATAAAGCATAAGACTTCTTATAAAATTCATACTTAGTAAAATCTGTCATTGAAAAAGCTCCTTCAGTTCTTCTTGATTTAGATACTTAATATCATCATCTAGTATCTTAACTTCTGTATCTACATAATACATGAGTTCATTGGCAATGTCAAAAGCCTTGCTTGTTGCATCCTTATCAAGGCACACATATAATTTTTTAAACTTTCTCATCGTGGGAATGTAACTTTGTTTAAGACTAGTTCCAAGGATAGCAACCCCAGTCATGTTAATAGAATGTAAACGACAAGCAGATATACAATCCTCTACAATGACTGCTGTATCATAGTTGCCTACAACAAAGGGGTGGGTTTCATTGCCATAAATATACCACTTAGGTTTTTCTTTTCCCAATGACCTGCCAATTGCATTAACATACTTATTATCTTTTTCTATAGGAAACACTAAACGATTTTGTTTTACATCATAATAAAAAGATAAGTACCCCTCTTCCCATAGATAAAAAATATTATATTCTTTTAATAATAATATAGAAGCTGTGCTTGTTGGTATGTTTATAAAATGTTTTGGTATAATAAATCGTTGTGCCTTTTGTTTGGTAGGACTTAGATACTCTTCAATATCTTTAACAGATAGCTCAGTAGTATGCCCACCTTTTATATTACAAGACGCATGAAAACAATTCCACAATAGTTTGCCATTCTCATTTCTAACACTGAAAGTATTACGATGATAACAAAAGGGACAATCTATTCTTTTGCTAGTCCCAGTGGGAACATCAAGACTTCTTACTACTTCTAGTTCTTTTGACATTATTTCTTCTCTTTATTTTATATGTGTCTTTACCTAATGAAAAAACACCAGACAGTTTATCTGCCAGGGCCTGTAATTCTTTTAATATATCATCGGTAAGCTCTTGTTTTTTCTTATCAGTTTTTGTGGCCATACCATTCTACATTTTCTGTACCCTGCCTAACTACACAACCCAGTGGGGCCTCTTCACATACAGGATAGGATGGACAGCTTACATGCTTATCAATATAAACTCTTTTCTTTTTTATTTTTTTAGACTTTACTTTTCTTTTCGACATACTCTTTAAATACCTCTGATATATCTTCCTTAGTTATAAATCTTTCCCAGTCTCCAAAGTTTGCATTTACATAATCCATAACAGACTTTAGTTCTAAATGTCCTTTTTCTATGTGAACTTTAGATATGGCTATACCAATATCATCTAGCATGGTTTCTTTTTTTTGTTCAGCATAAGAATCCCATTGGGGGTCACTCATTTTTATTCTCCTTTACTCCTAGTTTAAATAAGAGAGACTCCCAGGAGCTAAATGAAAGTCTCTCTCTACTCTGCACAACTAATTATTTACAGAGATATGTGATAAGCCAACAACATCAAAGTTAATACCACTACGCATTAACAACTTTGCTGATTGCTCAAATTCTGCAGGTACAACCTGTAATGTTGTTATCCTATACAATTGGTTCTCTTCAATCTTTACTCTCTTTAGTGTGCCGCCATATCGTAGTAAACGTATTTGATGATACTTTAAATTAGTAAAGTCATGAGGTTTCCACTCTGGTTCCCCATTTAGTTCTGCCTGTTTTTCTATGTACTGTCTATTGCTAAACTCACATACAGTAGTGCCTAACTCTTTGGGCATAGTCGAGGGCTTCCCACTGGTAGTATAAGATTGTCCATCAATATAAGATTTAGATTTATTCCTAACACCAAACTTATATATACCTTCTCGCATGTTGCCGTTTTTCTTTTCAAACATCATATAGAAAAACCCATTACCAATATGGTTGCGTAATACTTGTTCTAATGTGTTTACTTGTCCTACTTGTGCCATAGTTATATCCTTTCTATTGGTCTGCTATGAGTCTTGAATATAATATTATCTTTAGTCTTTGTCCAACAGAGACCACAAGTCCCACAGTCTTTTGTTGCCCCCAACTGTTCTGGACATACAATACCTTCTACTCCCATGTCCTCACTGTTAGCTGATAGTTCAACATGAGGCATATTAGAATAACGTATTGCAAATCTCTCCCAGTGGGAATCCCTTAATTTTTTGATAGCCTTACCTATAGGAGTGTTAGGCTTGTAAGCTGTGTACCCATAACAATAAATGTTTTCAAAGGTATCAAATACCATTCGCCAAAACTGTACATACTCCACAGAATAAAAGTCTCCAAGGACATGCAATCGTATTAGTATAGGGTATGGCTTTTTATCTAGCTGTGTTAACTCTTGCCACATCTTAAGCATAGTTGTTTTGTTTGTGGAAACTCTATGAGCAAATGGCATAGTGTTCCCATAACAATCATTCCAATGAAAGCAAGATTTAGGGCAAGTCTTACGTTCTTCAAATGTAACTGTGTACATTCTTGCCCCCTTTAGTCTTCCCTTTGTAACCCACTTGCCTAGCTTTGCTTGTGTTGTTACTTGTTTAATAATCTTGAATTGATATTTACTAGAAGGGAAAACATTTCTCTTGTAAATAGTCCCAGTGGGAATAGTCATAGTTAGCTCCTTTCGTTTTAAACTTACGTTAGTACCAAAGGGTTTCTGGAATCTACCTAGGACTCTTACAACAGCCAACCCTAACCCACGTCTCTAATTAAGAATTGTTAAGGTTATTTGGTACTAACGTAAACTTAAGTAAGAGCCACAATCTTAGCACTTTAAGTCATGGTGGCTCTCAAATAAATTTGGGTAGTTTTGAGTATTTGGTTGTATGTGCTTATTGCACTTCCACATATTCATTTGGCACTACCCAAGCCATTTAGTTCTACTCTATGACTCCATCTACCAGTCAAACTTCGGATAAGCATAAAACTATAACTATACTTATATCACTCCCAGTGGGCATAGTCAAATTTGTCGCACCTTCTAAGGCTAAATCCTATTTGACTATATTAATATTAATGGTATAATGAATAACCCCCTTAGTGTGGGGGCCTTATATATATTCCCTAGATATGGAAATAAACTTTAGATTACATTTGTAATTCATTAGCCCTTCGTCTACACCCTGGGCAAAATCTTTCAAACCTTGTCATGGGAACTACCTTTGAACAGAGATTACATTTCCTATCTTTTTTCTTTTCATCTTTGTCTGCATCTGGTTTAGATGTATTATAATAATCATATTCTTTTTTATAGTCTCTATCTTTCATTATGGATTTGTTTTCTGTATTGCTGTTATGTAGAAGTTCTTAACCTTAGTTGATTTAGGGTTCTCAAATGTAACTGTACCCACAAATTCAAACCTAGCATTTAAATCTCTAAATTTATTCCCAGTGGGAATGTTTATGGGTAAGTATGTAGTCCATACATTATCCCTACAACTTGCATCAAACTTATCAAAGTTTATATGTAAGTCTTTGTTTTTATCTAGCCATACCTTCATTTTTAGTTTTCCTTTTCTTTTTTTTATTATCTTTTACTTCTGTTGTAAAGCCTAGTTTAGGCCCATAGTAATAAGCTGTTGTTGTTTCATAAGGATATATTTTTCTTTTCTCCTTATAACTTTGTAAAACATATTTTTGTTTAGTCATTTTATCCGCCTTTAAAATGTTGTGTTGTAATTACTAAATGAATAGTAAAGATAAAGTTAAAGTTATTAATACAATGTACCATGCAATAGGATTATTAAATATTTTCATACCACCATCACATTATACAGAACATAAAAAATAATTGACCACATGACAATTACATAAAATGTTAATTCAAGCATATTCATAATTTACTCCCAGTGGGAATAGCTTTGAGGAATAAATACACCAATGACTTATCCCTCATCACTACTATTTTTAGCAATTAAAATGTAATAATATCAGATACTTAGCCAATTGTCCAAATGAAAAAACCCTACCTCTGGGAGTTAGAGATAGGGTGTAAGGAGAAAAATGAAAGTTCAGTATATGTGTAGTCTATGCAATAGTCAAGTCATCGGTAAAACACTAGTATTGCTAGACCTATAACAAGCAAAGCCATTATCAAGGCCAGGTATTCTGCTATTCCCATTATAACCCACTCACAAATGTACTAGACACCAGTGTCTCAGAATCGCAAACATCCCTCGTTAAGTAATCATTTAACTT